CTGTTCGTCCTCCACCAGCTGTTGTTGAGCCTGTTGAGCGGGGCGAATAATCCGCTCGGCAATGTTAGGATCAATGGTGGAGATGAATGCGGTGCAGAGAGCGGAATAATCAATAATCCCATCACGGTCAAGGGACTGAGCGGCTTGAATAATGGCAGTCCACTTCTCGCTCATGCGCTTAAAGTCAGTGGATTGCACGTCCCACGACAGGTAGAAATCAAACTCTTCGTTGATGTCGCCCTTGTTAAACAGTTGGAGGTTGGTGTCCTTGACGCCCATGACGCGGAACATGACTTCATCTTGTCCGTACTGCTTGTAGAGCTTCCAAACCTGACGGAACGTGCGGGACAGACAACTGAGGAATTTATCCACCTCAAATTGATTGTAGATGGGATCAATGGCAGGGTCGCCCTCGCGGGAGGCAAATCCATTGTACTCCTTGAACGAGGCTTCCAACAACGTCTCGGACGTGTTGGTGTTCATGTCAGGAATGGGGCGGTCTGCGTAATGGTATTCGTTGGGCCTGCGCTCCGAAATCATGGCTCCTGGCCCCCAGCGTCCTGGCGGGCGTCCTTGTGGGTAGCAAATGGGCGGAAGGATACCTAGAGAGGCCGCGTCAATGCGACTATCTTTGTGCGCCTTGATTTGGTCCTGCCAAGGTTTGCCTGGTTCTGGTACGCCGCGTGAATCGTGCAACTTGCGGCTAAGGTACTCGCGGCGATACAAAACAAACGGATACTCGCCGTGCGCGTAACCCAGCAGACCAGTTTTGGCGTAGCCGTCATGGTTCTGATCGGCGGGCAACATCGGGTTAAAGATGGTGCAGTAAATCCCTGGCGTTCCATCTTCGTCTGACAAGCGTTGGTAAGCGTAGACAACGCCAATGCGGTCAGTGAACCGCTGTTGGGTGTAGACAAAAGAACGACTGATAGGTTGAAGATACTCGCTGGGGCTGATCGTAATCAGTTGTCCGCGTACTTTCTGAATGGCAGCTTCCACCCAATTCTCATCCCAGCCATCGGTCTGTACCAAAGCACGCAATTGTTCTGCGGTAAAATACTCTACGCGGTAAATGCCTGGCGTGTGCTCAAGGTCGGTAGAAAAGGATGGGATGAAAACGTGCTCATCCAGATTGAAAGCGCGGATAATTGGGTAGGACCGCTCGGGGCCGTCCATTGGCACGGTGGTTTCGCCTGTATCGCGCAACTCTTTCAACATTTTGCCAGCTTTGCCTTTGGAGCAGTCGTACTGCTTGACAAAGATTTCTTTCAGGTCGTCGGCTGCGCTCTTGTCTTCCAAGAGGGCCATAATGTCGATAGCAGGGAACTGCTCTTGCAGATCCTGCAAACGGACGCTGACCATAACCTTCTCTTTGCGCTTCTCCCAGAACTGACCCATGACGGCAATACCCTTTTCGTCCATGAAGTTAGCGCACATCTCAATCTCGCGCTCAATTTCGGGGATCTGCGTCTGGATCATCCACCGCATAAAGTTGCTGACAATCTGGCTGCGGGAACCGTCCTCAGAGCCTACGGGCACAGCGGTAAGGTTGGAGCGTTTGAACGCCATTCCCTTCATCGCAACTTTTTTGTTGATGATATTATCAACGAGGAAGCAGCGCAAATCGCTAGCACCATCCCACGGGGTGGGGCTTACTTTGCTACCCTCGCGGGAATGCTTTTTGCCATCGGCAGACTGACCGTTCCAGATAGCGTAACGTGTCTCGTAGTTCAGGCGACATTGATCGATGAATGGCTGGTTGTCGCGCACGCAATCTTCAAAGGCTTTCTTCAACAGATTGAAGTTTGGTCCTTCGTTTTCAGACGGAGCCAATTGCAGGCCTGGGTCTGAAGTCATGGATTTAGCGTTGCCGTCAATAGAACTCATAGGCTTAAATTACCACTAATGCTGATTTTTAATAAATCAAGCAATCAATAACTCCATGTTCGATCGTCAATATGTTTATTGGCGTGCGGATCAACGAAGGAACATTGAGAAACCAGCAGATACCGCAGGCAGTCGATAGGATCCTTACTGGCTTCGTCTTTGCCGCCTTTGGCTGTATATTCCTGCAAGGAGTAGATGAGATTTTGGCAGCGTTCGCTGATGTAAATCTTGGGCGCGTTGAGAGATGAGATGGGTTTGCTTTCGTCGTAGGAAAACAAGCCATTGATAAGCTGGATGCCGTTCTCAATTTCTACGCCAGGGGCGGGCAGAAAAATCATACCGGCATCGTCAAGCTCGCTGATGATGGTAGTAGCTCCATCGGCAGATTGTTTCTCGGCAGCACCCAAGCGAGGGTCGATAAACCGCTCAAAGATAATTTCTCCCTCTTCGCAATGTTTTATCAATTCGACATAATCGTTGATGCCTCTTTTGGAACCTTTCTGGGCTGGGCCTGCTTTGCCCTCGGGTCCGGTTCCAGGCAATGCCCAATCGTCGTAGTCAGGCCACTCGCGGTAAACCCACCACGTCCCTGCGGCATCAATCGCTGCCCAGATCATAAACCAATTCTTTGAGCCAGCGGGATCCAGCACCATGTAACGGGTAACATTGTAATCCACGTTGTTAGTCCACGGCAGTTTTTCGTGGGGGATGACGTTAACCTCTTTGTTAAAGCCAGGGAACACGCTGGTCATGCTCTTGGTCGGCACGCCATAAGCGCGGGCAAACACTTCATCCTTGGAGCGACCTAGCAGTTTGTTTCTAAAATCTGAGGTATCGATGAAACTATTATCTTCTGTCCAAAAGTAATAGATGATGGTTCCAGGGCGCGACAACGATTCTTGAACTACGGGAAGATCGCGGCCTACCAACGGAGCAAAGCGTTTCTCCAGTGTGCGAGTCTTGCCAAGGATGTCCTGCACCAAGGGTGTCCAGCCAGTAAGCGTGGTAAACGTCAGGAGAATGCGCCCGTGGTAGTCGGTAGTGCGGTATTGCAACGTCTCAAACATCTTCTGCGGACATTCCTCGTCGCACCAAATCAGATGCGCTTTAAAGCCTTCAGCTACTTGGGCATCCGCTTGGTAGCTACGGTAGTTGCTAAACTTAATGCTGCCCCCGCGCCGAAATCCATTAACGGGTGGGAGGATGCAGATGTTGTCGGTAAAGCCGTTCTTCTGGGAGTACTGGACGCTGTGGTTAAGCCCCTTCTTGGTTGGCAAGTTGCGGATGCCATCAGGCAAGGCGTCCCAGATCATACGCTGCTGATCCTCAATAGACCTGTCCTCGTTAACGTGATAGGCGCGGACTTCAGCACCAGGGATTGTGCCTGCCGCCCAGACGCACAGACGGGAAGCAATCATACTTTTGGAACTGCGGTTGCCACCAAGGATAACGTGGTTGGTGTACTTGTTCCAGTTTTTCATCATGGTCTGCCATGACGGGAGGATCCAACCTGCACCTACCGGATTCATCAAAGCGTCGTGATTGCGTTGTTCACGGAACGTCAAGTACTCGGCAAGCTTCTCTTTAGGCCAACTCATCAAAACAGAATCAGGTGGGTTAGAAACCCACGGGATTCCAAAGTCAGGTTTAAAATCATCGCAGTAATGAACATCGCCAAGTGCCATAAGATTACTTCTTTTTCTTTTTTGCTTTTGCCAAGATTCCGTAAGCTAAGTGAATTAACTCCAATTGGTACCAAGTAATAATGCCTTGGCCATCAATGTTGATACCTTTGGCTTCTGCACTGATTGACAGGCGGGCGTATTCCCTTGCGCCCTCAATGTCTGGTTCGACTAACCATTCGTTAATTTTGGTGCGGGTGATCATTGGGCAGGGTGAGGACGGTTTCCTGCAATAGCCAATGATTGTTTTTATCAGCACATCAGGTATTAGAACGTCTAATAACCCTGTCTCATGTCAATTTTTAGCTCCAAACCAGCAATGATTATTGCACGTTCATTACATGGCTACTAAACGAATCCTTATCGGAACTCCTCTCAAGGGAGACATTCCTAAATCCTATTTTCGGACCAGCCTAGTTATGGCGTCCGCCAAGATTCCTGATGTCAAACTAGATTGGATCTTGCTGGATGGTCCTGCGGTCCAGATTGCTCGCAACGAAATTGCAGCCTACGCCATCGAGAACAACTTTGATGAGGTCATCTTCTGGGACAAGGATGTCCTGGCGCAACGCAACGGGGCTGATGTCACGGACAGTGCGTTAATGCGGCTGATCGGGCATGACAAAGATATTGTCACGTCGGTCTACGCCTCTCGGTCGTTGGATACGCATTGGCACGTTACGCCGTTACCTGATGAGGTGGCCAATGAGGAAGGATTGCAGAAAGTAGAACGCGCAAGCATCGGCTTTTCTAAAATCAAGGTAGGCGTGTTCAAAGCTATTGCTTACGACAATCCAGATCGGGTGGCTATGCTGTTTGATCCTAACCGTGCGCCACGCTCTATTCCTGAACTGTTCCCTATGGAACTCCAAGGGCGCAACATTCCCAGCTATCGTTTGCAGCAAATCAAGAATGCCCTGACTGAGTGCAAGAATGATGATAAGTTGCGGATGCGGATTGAGCGTGAACTGTCTGTGCGCTACGACGAACCCAATGCCTACCTGTCGGAGGACTAT